GGAACTCAACTGCAGAAACTGGAATAGGCGCTACGCCAATCGCGAGGCATTCCCATGCGCCAGCCCGAAAGGCGCCAAGGGCTATGTTCAAGCGCAGATATTCCGAGGCAAGTACCAAGCCCATCGCATCATATGGAAAATGGTCACCGGGGAAGAGCCCGACCAGATTGATCACATAAGCGGGATCCGAGCAGATAACCGGTTTAGCAATTTGCGCGCCGTCTCATGTGCAGAGAACAAGCGCAATCTCGGCATCGACAAGAGAAACAAGAGTGGATGCACCGGCGTGCTTTGGCACAAGGCCGCAGGGAAGTGGTGGGCTTCGATCCAGAAAGACGGCCAACGACACAATTTAGGATTGTACGAGAACCTAGAGAATGCGGTCAGAGCCAGAAAGGCGGCTGAACGTCGATTAGGCTTTCATCCCAACCACGGAAGGATCGCGCGGCCTGAATCGCGCCCATGATCGAAAGGAAAGACGATGAGCAACGAAATTGAGAAAATCCGCATCGGCCAATTGGAGGGCCCGACCATCAAAGCGAACGGCCGCTTGCTCGGCAGTTTGGCCGCTCCTAGCCGTCCGTTCGAGCGCTGGTTCGGCGGCGATCTGTGGGAGACGACGGGCGGCGCCTATATCGCCGACAGCATCCACTTCAGCGACATCGATGGCGAGGACGATCATCACCGGGCGCTGATCCTCTATCCCGACATGCCCGAGCAGGAACGCCGCCTGGCTGTCATGGCGCATTTCAACTGGACGCACCAGGCGCGCGCGCTTGCCAAGCGCCTTGGATGGAGCCTCGTCGTCACCGTCGATTGAGACTGGCACATACTGGAAATGGCTCGGCAGGGGCGCCCCCCCTTCCGCGATTTTAGAAAGGCAGGATTTGCTATGGGAACGTGGTTTATTGGTGCCTCCATCATTCTGGCCGGCATCATCATCGGCGGCGAGATTCGGGATGCGGGTAAGCGCATCGCCGATCGCCTGTGGGATTTGCACGAGTTGAAGCGCGGGCAGCGGTCCTGAAACGCAAAAACGCGGGGCAGGCCGAAGCCCACCCCGCGTTCCTCGCGACCGCGCTGTCCCCCAACAGCGGTGCGATATTCCGTTCCTGTCAGATGACGCTTTGCATCGAGAACTCCATTGCGAAGGTCCCCGGCTTCCGAACGCTTTGCGCGAACGGCGCCTGTCCGAAGCGGCCGAAGTAGAAATGCGCCTGCCGACCCGCCACCGCTTCGGGATTGAACAGGAGCCACACCGGCTTGCGCTTCGCTCGCAGCATGATCTGGCGGAACGATGAAATGAACTCGGCCTCGCTCACCCATGAGAGCTTGAAGCTGACCGTGTTGAGAACAATCCCGTCGGTTTCGATGTCGACGCCCCACCGGGAGATGTCGATCGAGCCGAGGTCGCTCGTGCCAAGCTCCCAGCCGCGGTCATAGAAGCGGCTCGACTGCACGGCTTTCCCGAGGATCAGGCTCGCCGCCTCGAAGTCGCCCGTATGGTTGCCGATGTCGATGCGCCACCACGTCGCGTCGATCTCGGCGAACTGCTGGAAGCTCGAATAAAGGCCGCTATCGGTCGTCTCGGCGGGCGAGATGAAGGTGACGGCGCCACTGTCATAGGGTGCGCTGCCGCCATCAACCTGCGCCTGCGATGTCCCGAGGCGCAGCCGCACGGTTGTCCCGGCCTGCGCGTTCGCGTTGATGAGCGAGCACATGCTGAGCGCCTGCGATGCGGTGAATTGCCCGCGCGCCCACATGCTGCTGTTGCCGTTCGTGCGCCAGACGAGGCCGATGGATTCGTGATGGTTCAGGTGGACCGCCAGCGTCTCGGTTCGCTCATTGCCGGTCGCGATCGTGCCGAGGTCGACCGGGAGGCAGAAGATCGGCTTTTCAATGGCCATCGGTTATCCCCAGAGCGTGATGTTGGCGGCGTCGCGCCGAAGGTCGAAGGTGATGTCGGCAACCAGCGCCGGGCGGTCGGTATCGCGATCGGGATCGATCACGGTCCCGGTCGGCGTCGCCTGCGAGATGTCGAGGCCGAAAGCGAAGTCGAGCCCACCGGGAAGCGTCGCCTGATAGCGGCCGCGCTCGGGAGAGAGCAGGGCAAGCCGTTCGTCCGCCATCGCCTGCACGTCGTCCATGCTGTCGAATTGCGTCTCGATCGGATCGTCGGCCTTCGTTTCGCGGGCGAGGTCGCCATAGGCGGCTTCCACCGTCGCATCGACGTCGGTCAGGGCTTTCCGGTAGGGCTGGGTGATGAACCCGATGCGCGCGGGGGTGGCGGGCATGTCAGCGGGCCGGCGCGTCTTTGCAGGCCGACGTCGCGGCCTTCAACGCATCGGCATAGTTCATGCGCTCGCCGGCCTGCGCTTCGACAGCACGGGCCTTTGCACCGGGCGCCAGCGCATTCCACGTCTCGTCAGGAACGCGCTCGAGCAGCGATTGCGGCTCGGCAGGGCGTCCAACGACGCAGCCCACCGGCGTTGCCACGGGAACGGGCTTGAGGACGACGCGCGGTTCCGGCGTCTGCCCCGCGCAGCCCGCGATCAAAAGCCCTGCTGACGCAAGGAATCCAATACGGCTTCGCATTCTCGTAGCTCCTCTTCGGCGGATAGGCGTTCGGTGCGGGTTTCGGCGGCGCGGGCGCGCTGGATCCAAGCGTCACGCTGGCGCTTGGTTTCCTCGAACAGCTTGCGGTTCGCCGCGGCTAGCTCGGCCGCCTCGATGCCTTCCTGCTCCAGTTTCGTGATGCTGCTCGATTGCAGGTCGACCACGGCCAAGGCGTCGTCGCGCTCTTTCCTGAGCGCCTTGCGGTCGCCGTCGATCTTGCGCACCGTATCTGGCAGCTTGTCGTAACTGCTTGGGCGAGGCTCGCCGATTTGGACCACGGCGAGGACGACGGCTTCGAGCTTGGCCTTGTAGCCGCCGCGAAGGTGGTCAACGCGGAGGCCCCATGCGGTGAGCGCGGCGATGACGATCGCAGCGGCAATGCCGACATATTTGCCGAGGCCGAACATCAGCTAAGCCCCGTCAGGCAAATCTTCACCTCGTCGCGGCGCCGGTTGACCAGCCCCGGCACCGTGCGGCCGCCGGCCTTCGTCCACATCATGAACGCCTGGCACCCCCCGCGCCAATCGCCCGCGTTGAAGCGGCGCGCCGCGGTCGAGCGGCAAAAGCCAGCGGTGCCGATATTATAGGTCAGGCTGACCGATGCGGCGAGCTGGGCCTCGCGGCCCGGCTGTTTCAGCCCTGGCACACAGCGCACGATCGGCGCGGCATGGTCGGCGATCTGGCGATACAGGCGATCGGTGCATTCGGCATCGCTCACCCGCTTGCCCATCGTCACGTCGCGCGTGTCGCCATAACAGACGGTCGGCACCTTCACGATATCGAGATAGGGATCGTTGCGCTTCCCCTCCCACTTCGCGATCAGGGGCGCGGTCACGGCCAGCGCGGCGGCACCGATGACGGCGACGGCCTTGTTGCGCCCCGACTTCGGCGCCTCCATCGGCTCGATGCGATTATTTTGCGGCATTGATCTTCTCCTGCGCCTTCGGTTGCGCGGTGACGCGAGCGAGGAAGACAAGGGCGAACAGTGCGCCGCCGACAACAGCCTCGATCCAGTCGGGCACGCGGTCTCGGACGGCGATCGGCATCATATTCCATGCGGTCAGGACGCCGATACCGGCGCCGCTCGCCCAGACGGACGTGTAGCGCCACGCTTGGCGCCATTCTTCGATCAGTTTCATCGTCCAGTCCTTTCGCGGTGGTAGGATTCGAGGGCAGCGACGCGCGCCTTGAGCTCGTCGACCTGCTTTCCGGTCGTGTCCTGTTGCTGGCGCTCGTCGATGCGCGTCACGGTCAGCTGCAGGTCGTTGAGCGTCTTCACGCCCCATGCCGCCGCGCCGGAAATGCCCATCGTCAGCACGGCGCTGATGATGATGCCGGCCCATTTGAGCGGTGCGGGGATTTCGGCTTTGACGGGCGGCGGCCCGAAGTGAGGATGCGTCGACACAAATTCCCTTATCGCTTCACTTGCAGCTGCCCTTGCTGTCGGTTCGACGATCGCTCGGACCTGCTCTGAATTTGCGAGACTGTCAGGCATCCCCACGCCCTCCCTTCGCAATGTAGATGATCGCCAAGAAGGCGAGGGTGACGAGGGCGGCCGCCAAGGCCCCCATGATCTTGACGATCATCATCGCCAGGTCAGCGGCAGGCTTCGTGGTCAGCGCGCGGGCATTCCTCGTCGATCGGCCCCGGCTGATGCGTGTCGGGCGGCGTCGGCTGCGGCGCTTCGCACGCGGCGAGCATCATCGCGCCGGCCAGGGCCAGCGCCGTTGCAATCTTGCGCATTGTCATTCTCCGATGTTGTGCGGCCGTGGCCGCGGGGATCAGGCGATCAAGCCGCCGTGATTTCTTCCAGCGCCGACAGGCGATCGTGCAGAGCCCAAGACAGGAGCAGGTTCATTTCATCGACGCGGAACCCGAACAGATGCCCCGCCTCGCGGACGACAGTCGCGTCACCATCCTCTCTGACCTCGATTTGCTCATTCCAGCCGTCGAAGCAAAGCCATGCCGGAGATACCGGGCCAGTCCATGTAATGTCGGGCAGCAGAGTGCCGTCGACATCGACGAGCGGCGGTGCCAGCCCCTCGTCGGCGACGATCTGCCAGATGCGCTGCGCCCGCGCGCCGAAGTGCCAGCGCGCGCCGTCCCGGCCTTTCTCGGTCACGGCATCGGTGAACTGATACCAGCCCAGCTCGTCGAGGATCGCTCGCGCGATGCGGCGGTCCTTGGTGGCACGATCCTCGCTCGCGCGGCCGATCCACACCTTGAGCCGTTCGTCGGACGTGCTGATCGTGCTGGTCGCCGCATAGACGACCGAAATTCGGTTTCCGGCCTTGCCCATCGAATAGGCATTATCGGTCACAGCATAAAAATTGCCGCTGCTATCAATGGCCCAACGGAACGTCCCGTTTGTTCCGAACCCGACCTGACCCGAAAGCTCATTCATAAAATGAAGGTCATCATTTCCGCCACCGTAGCCGATAAATCCTTTGCGCCCTGTTGCGTCATTGATGCCGAAATAGATGTTCCCGGTTCCGCGCGCGTTCGTTGTTTCGAGCGTGACAATCTGGCCGCTGCCAGATTTGACGTGGAGACGCACCCCCGGCGAAGTCGTTCCGATACCGACTGCGCCGCCGGGGGTGATCCGCAGCACTTCGGTCCCGTCCGCCGCGCTATTGCGGCCAACATAGATCGCGAACGCATCAACCCCCGGCGCCTGTCCGATGCACCAATTGTTGATCGTGTTTTGCGTAAACGAAAGCATCGCGCCATTGAGGCTGCTGCCCGCGTTGTTGGCCAAATCTGCGATAATGCCGCGGCTCGGGTTGGCATCGGCGAAATTCACCGAATAATTTGGTGAGGCGCCGTTATGGATGAACTTCCCATCGGCGTCCGCATAGACAAATTCCGATCGTAGCGAATGTCCGCCAGCACCCGAGCCAGTTGCTATCGGAACTCGATCAGTCGCCGCAGGGCTCAAAATGGAGCCAAGCGCCCACACATCGGTGTCGGCCATAAAATCTCCTATTGGCTTTCAGGGGGCGTGGGCCACGCCGCGCTAAGCGGGTCTGGCGCCTGCATAATATCGCGCAAATTCTGCCTATATTCGCGCCACGCCGCGCTTATTTCCGCTGGAACGTCGGGAAGCTGCGTCCAGTCGCTTTCGGCTAGCAGGGCGTCGCGCTCTGCTCGCTTACGGGCGAGCGCCGCAGCGACATTTGGCTGCCACTCCCCGTTCGACCAGACATGGCTTACCGCAACCGGGTCATAATCGCTCGGCACATCGGCCGCGGTGCGGCCCTCCATATCCAGGCCGTCGGTATCGATCACGATCCGCTCGACGATGCCCGTCGCTGTTTCGATGATGGCAATCATGCGACCTGCGCCTCGATGTTGCCGCTATACGTCCCGCCGGCGGTCTGCGCGGTCGTCGCGCCGTCATAATAGCGGATATAGAATTTCAGGCGGAACGTCTTGGGCGCGCCCGACGAATTGGTGACGCTATTGCTTGCCGACACCTGCCCGACATCCGACGGGCCATCGCCACCGACGTAGGAGGCTGCCGATCCGATCTGCGCCGTGCCGTCGACCTCTGCGCCGCCATCGGTCAGGTTCTGGATCGACACCTTCGCCTGCTGGCGCACCGTGCGCGTCCCCGTGCCGACAAATGATGCCGCAAGATAGGTCGTCGACGCATTGCCGCTGATCGTTGCCCCCGCTGCAGCCACGATGTCGACCGTCGCAATCGCCGTATAGGTGCCGCTGGCGTTCATCGACGTGACGCTGGCGGTGGCGCGCGAGGCCGCCGAACCGTCCTTCGGCTGCGCGACCGAAATCTTGATTGGAACCGGATCGCGCGAACCATAGGTCGCGGTGATGACCGTATAGGCTTCCTCTGCGCTGACCGAAGTGAGCGTGAAGGCGCCATCCCCGTCGTTGGACCATGTGCTGCCCGTGTCGGTCTTCGAAAAGCTGCACGATGCGGTCACGTCGGTGTCACCGTCGAGCACCTGAACCTGAATGGATTTCGGCAGTTCCCCTGCCTTTGCAAGCCCGCCCGCTGTGCGCGCGACGGTGGCAACCGGGGGGCTGGACGAGATGGTCAAGCCGGCCTGGCCTGTCGTCCCCTCAGATTGAACCGCATCATCCCAAGTGAACTCGTCGGCGCCCGACAACTTGGTCCCGAACGAAGACCATATCGGGTCATCGCTTGCGGGGATATCCTCGATGCTGGAATACCAGCCGACAGGAACCCCGGCGCTCGGGTCCGGGGTAGATGGCTGCGTTGCCGACTTGGTGACGATGAAGCGCGTCGAGTCCCCTTGCGGCCCGGTCGCCGCCCCGCTCATGCGCTCCCAATAGACGCTGCCATCGACAGGATCGTTTCCGGTCGTTGCGGTCGGGTTGACGTAAATCCACCGCGACCCATCAGCGATGCTGACGATATCCCCCTCGCGATACGTCTCGGCATCATCGTAGATGCCCCGCTCTTTCGGGGTGGCGTAGAAAGCCACGTCGTTCGACAAGTCGTGAACCCGCCACGAGATATTGCCCGACATGATGATGCGCTTGAACGGCGGCGGCGTGTCGGCCTCGACGAAATCGCTTACGACAGGCAGCCGCTTGCCCTGCGAATGGATCGTGAAGGCTGGCGTGCCGATCGTCACCCGGCAAGCGAACAGCTTGCCCATCAGCGAATAGCCGGCCTGCGCGTTGAACGGCGCGCACAGGCGGCGGGCGAGGTCGAGGAACCCGATCTGGTCCGAGATGACCAGGTTGATGTTGCCGCCGGCGGGGAGGGTGGCCGCGAATGTGTCGAGCGCGTCGAGCGAATCGGTGTCGATCGTGTCAGTCGAAATGCCGCGCTGCGCCGCAATGCGCTGAAGGATCGCGCCCGGCTTGCGGCGCAATATCCCGTCGGCATAGTCGCCCTGCACATCGCCGGTGATGACGCCATATTGCGGGGCCCCGAGCCGGATCATGCCTTCATCGAGGCAAGTTCCCCAACGCCCAGCCGGGATGTCGGCCGCCACCAAAGCGGCATAGTCGGCATAATCGCCGACCGATGCACCAAAGCTCGCGCCGCGCTCGTAAAGCGCATCCACGGCCTTTATCGGCCCATAGCCCGAGAACTGATAGACGCTGTTGTCTTCGTCGATCAGCACCGGCTCGACATTGAGCGCCACGCCGAAGACCCACGGTTTGAGCGTTCCCTTGCGGTCTGCGCCACCTTCCGCCCCGGTCGTCCCGGCATATTCAAGGTCGAGGACCTTCGTCTCGCCAGCTTCCCCGGCAGGGTCGAGCGACAGTTTGATGGCGCCGTCCTGCGCCTCGAAGCGCGTGACCTTCCCCTGCGACACTTGCGAGACCGAAAGGCCGGGAACCCCGATCGGTAGCGTCATCGCCATGGTCAGCAGATTTCCGGCGACCATGATCCGGTCGCCGCCGTTCGACAGGTGCGGATCAGCGCGCGCGACATAATCCGTAAAGGATGGCGCCACATCCATGGTGAAGGCGCCGACCCACATCTTGTAGCTGGCGCTTTCCCAGCGCACCGTCTCCGCGTCGGGATAAGAGGCGAGCAGGCGATTGGCCGCAAGCACAACGGGCCCCGTCGCGCTGTCGATCGACGCGCCAATGTCGCCGCTGAACAGCGATTGCGATAGCGCGCCCGGATCGCTCAGCGCCGCGGCCCAGATTTTCCCGTCCCATGCTTGCACGCGCCGATCAGCGGCCGAGCACACGCGAATGGGCGTGGCATCAATCGGCCAACGCGGAGTGACTTCGAGGAAGACGATCATCGGAAGTCGTTGGTCCGGAAATTGCCGAAGTTATAACGGTCGCCGCCGGCGGCAATCATCGTGGCGATGCTTCGGAGGATGCCATTCGTCTCGCCGATCGCCCCAACGACCGCAGTATTATCGTTCGCCCCGGTCGCCTGTCCCGTCGAAGAGAATGGCGAATCCCGGTTCTGCGCGATCGATGCGATGTTGGCCTCCGCGTCAATGCGCTCCTTCGTGATGCGCGTGATCTCGTCGAGCAGGTTGAAATAGGGCGTCTGCGAGCCGCTGAACTGGCGCTGGATGTCGAGCAAGTCCTGCGCGGCCTTGGCGAAATCATCATAGGCCGTCTTGTCGCCGGCGAGCACGCGGGCCTTGAGCGGGTCATAGGCGGTCTGCGCGGCGGCGAGCCGGTCACGCAGGCTGCGCCCGCTGTCGCCTATGGTGAGGTTGTCATAGAGCGAGCGCAGGCTGGCCGTGACCTTCTCCGACGCCTCCTTGATCGCCTTCGCGCGCTCGATGCCATAGAGCTCTTCGAGGCTGGCATAGTCCGCGGCGCTCGCCCCGGCTTCGGCAAAGATCTTCTTGAGCCGGTTGAACTCCTTGTCGAGCGTGTCGAGCGCGGCCCCGACCGGATCCTTATATTCCTTCAGGCGGTCGAACACCGATTGGAAGTCGAGCGCCTTCTGCACCCCGACCTCGAGGTCCTTGTTCGCGGCGATAAGGCGCTGCTGGGCCTGCGAGATGCCGAGGATCGCCCCGTCGCGGATTGCGTCGGCGATCGCCGCGCGCACCGCCGCTTCGGCATCCTGGCCGTCATAGAGCAGGTCCGATCCCGCCCGCTTGGGATATTTCTTCGAGCCAACATCGCTGCTGCCCGATCCCGAGACGCGGTAGTAGCCCTTATACTCGCCGATCGAGACGCGGAAGTTGCCCACATCGCCGCCCAGCATTTCGGCGAGGCGCGCCAAGCCCTGCTGCACCGATCCGCTCGCCGTGGTGAGGTCGTTGCGCACGCCGGCCTTGTTGCCGGTGACGCTGAAGCCGCCATCTCCGCCGCCGGTGATGACCGAATATCCCTTAGGGGCCTTTTTGAAGAGGCCGCCAATGGTCCCGCCGATGATGCTGCCGATAATTTCGCCGCCGGGGATCGGGATGAATGAACCGATCGCACCACCGATCTGGGCGCCGGTCTTGCTCTGCTTGATGCCGAGGCTCTTGAGGACGCCGGCCGTAGCTTCGCCGATAGCCGCGCCCTTGAGAGCGCCGCCAAGCGCCCCCTGCAACTGCCCCATGAATTTTTCGCCAAGCAGCTTGTTGCCGAGCGTCTGGATGGCGTTGTTGAACTCGCGCTGCGCTGATTTCTGCGCCGTAACGATAATTTCGGTATCGCTCCCCGGCTGGGCATTATCGTTCGCTGCGCTCGGCACCGAAGAGAGCGCAGAGGCGGCGTTAGACGCTGCCTTGCCCAACTCTTCGAGCGGCCCGATGGTGTTGCGGATCGTCCGAGCCATCTGCTTGCCGGCCTCATCCACCTTGTCGAGCCCGAGGATTTTCAGCTTCTGGGTCTGGAAGGCGTCGCCGAAGATAGCCGTGAAGATGTCTTCGGTAAGCGCACGCTTCTGCGTTTCGATCAGAGACGAGATGAGGTTTTTGGCGGCGCTGATGCCTTTCCCATCGAGGAAGTCATAGATCGCGCCCTTCGCCGCATTGGCGACATCATCGACGATGCTGAGCAGAAGTTGCTGGCGCTCGCGCTGGCGATCGAGCTCGATCGACTGGCGACGCAGTTCGGCCGTCTGCCGATAGTAGAGGTCAAGCTGATCCTTTGAAATGCCGCGCTTCTCGATCTGCGTGTCCAGTTCGTCGAGCGACTGCGCGCCCAACATGCGCGCGAGGTCAAGCGTGTCGAGATAGACGTCATATTCGGCCTGACGGCCATCGAGCAGGAGTTTTTGCCCGTCGATCAGCTCCTGCTGCTGCGAAAGCTGATCGGTCAGGGGGCGCTTCAGGAACTCGGGAATGATCTGGTCGCGCGTCTCGATCGCCGATTTGCGCGTCCCTTCGACCACGGCGCGCTGATCCGGCGTCAGGCCGCCATCCTTCAGCCGCTTGTCCGCCTCCGCGATTGCTTGATTAAGGTCGATTACCGCGGCGCTTGCACGGTCGATGTCGCGTGGCGCCTGGTCGAATTGCCCGCGCAGGCTGGCAACCGATTCCGCGGCGGCCTCGATGCCGCGCTGAAGCTGCTCAGCCATGCGCTGCGCCTGTTGCTCGGCACGACGGATCGCGTCCTGAACCTGCTCGACGCTCTGCCGGCGCTTCGCGAAGGCGACATGGAAGTGATCGTCATGGCCTTTGTCGCCGGGGCCAAGCAGTTCCTTGATCTGGATTCCGGCCGACCCAAAGGCTTGCCGGATCTGATCCTTGGTGAGCGCGCCCATGCCGCCGCGAGGAACGAAATCGACCGCTTGCCCAGAATAGTGATAGCTGCCCTTGACGTGCTTCCCGCCGGTTGTGCTGGTGACGATGCCGCCGAGAACGCCGGAAACCAGCTTGGTGACTTCGCTCAGCGTGACCGGGGGCAGGGCTTTGGAACGCTGGGAGCGTTCCGCGGCTTTCTGCGCCTCGAGCGCCTTGTCCTGATTGCGGCGCAGTTCGGCATATTGGCGGTCGAACTCAGCCTGCGAGATATAGCGATCCCCGAGGCGGTTGCGCTCCTGGGCGGCGATCGTCGGGTCGGACGATTCCGAGCGCGCGCTTTCGAGGCGCCGCACGCGAAGTTCCGCTATCTGTCGGTCGAACTGGCCCTTGATCCCCGCCGCCTTGTCGATCGTTTCGTCGATGCGACGCTGAGCGATGGCGAGTTCGGCCTGCGCTCTGGCGTTTTCGGCACCGACCAATGTATCAGCGAGCGCCCGACGCTGCTGCAAGAGCGCATCGCGCTTGGCCGCGGTGGTAGGATCTTCATTGAAGCCTGGCACATAGCTGAGCAGGCCATCCTTCGCCGGACCGAGCGCCTTCAGTTGTGCGTCGATG